TTTAAACTGTCTAGTAACAACAACTCTTGGTGCAGTTGTATAACCAGAACCAGCATCAGTAATAACAATATCAACTATAGTTCCTTTCTGTACTATAACTTCTGCCTTTGCACCACCACCTTGCTTGTTAACAGGAAGGAATTGTAGTACAGGTGTACTATAGTACCCTCCAACAAAACCAGAATCCTTATTCCAAGTTATAGCAGTTACTTTACCATTTGTAACAATACATTCAACACTTAGACCAGTTCCATAAGTGTCACCTGAATACTTGGTTACTAATACAGGTCCATGGAAACTATTTGATACATCACCATCTAAATTATAATTTTTAGGTGTTACATAGCGAGGAAGATTATTAACTGTTCTCCATTCTTGTTCACCATCTATTTTAATTAAATCACCATCAATTAAATTAGCACCATTTCTATTTCTTTCAAAATATGCTTCATCTGCTCTAGGAGTACCATACAACCATCTAGCAGAATTTCTCTGCATTTGATTCTCACCAAATCCATCCTTAACAGGAACAAGTGTATCTGTTGTTCCTGTTAATTCATATTCATCACTGAAGTCTGGTTTGCCAGCAAAGAATATATTTGATGCATCTAATGTCTGATTACTACCAGCAATTGTAACAATCAAAGTATTTGCAGTCTTTGTATATACTTTTACATTACCAATATACTTCTTAACACCACCAACCTTTTGATATGCAACTTGATGATCATTATGTGATAGATTGTACCAAGAAATCCAATTAATAAAATCATTAGGAGAACCAGCATCACATGTTAACTTAAGTTCATTGTAATATTGATTTCTTTCATAATCAAATAAAGTTAAGGTTGTTTCTGAATCTCTTCCATATAGACTAATAATATGAACATTATTCTTTGGAGAAATAGGTCTCATAAACCTAATAGATGGTCCACTGATAATATAAGACTTATTTTCTATCTGTAATACACCATCCAAGAATACAAATACAAATGTACTATTATCAATTGATTTAATATCATTATTATCATCTACAATCAAGAACGGACCTGTACCAGCACTATTAATACTAATACCAAACTTGTTATATGATCCAATACCTTGACCAAAGAATCTTTCAACTGCTAAACCTTCATATACAGTTTTAGTATTCTTTGACTGACCCCATATAGGAGGTTTTGAGAATACAATCTTATTAGGTATTGATGATCTATCAATACTATATGCATTTCCAACTTGTAGAACACCACTTAAAGCAATCCACAAATCTTCATTTGTTTCAGTATCAACTGGTTTACCATCTTCATAATACAAATCAAATATAGTATTCTCACCATTGAAATAGTCTGGATATCCAACAGCAACAGAATCAGGTCCAGTAGTAAGAATAACTCTTATAACTTCAGATAGAGTATCTAAAGCAGCAAGAACATCTGCACACTTAACAGGACCACTATCAGTTAATATATCAGTATCAATAAATCCACCTGTTAGTTCATTGTTGATTGCTTCTTTAGCAAGTCCAACAGCATATTGGAATGCCTCTATTGTTGGTTCTAATTCACCATCAATATAATCTAGAAGACCATTGTTGAAGTATTTCTCTAGAGAAACTTTTGTCTTTTCATTACCACCAAACCTTATATCATGTGCTAATGCATCTACTATAAATCCAATGTCTCTAAAACATTTTGTACTTAATGAGTTCCAAGCAAGTGTAGGATGAACAGTCTTTATATGTGCAAGGGTTGAATCCTGAATAAATTCTTTGTTCCTTTCAATCTGATTGGAAGCATCTAACCATCTACCATTTCTTTGGAAGATATTTCTAATTTTCTTTAAGTATTTGGTACTTAAATTATTACTCTTAAATTGGAATTTTTTAGCATAGAAAGAAACTCCTTCTAATGGTGCTTCTGCAAAGGTTATTTTATCATTAGTAACAGTATATGCTTTACCTGGTTCTTGTAATATACCATCTAATGTAACAACTAATGCTTGACTATTAAATGGTGTAACTGCATTATTGTTATTATCTACAAGAGTAAATTCTTTTTGACCTATACGATTTCCTTTATTTCCAAACGATCCATTAAATGATGCATTTAATTTTATATCATCCTTACCAAGGATCTCACTTGTATTAAGAGCATCAAGAGCAACTGATCCAACACCATTCTGAACATTCAGATTGTCCATCAAAATGATATTCTGTGTAATTTGCTTTCTTACACTCTCTACTGTTATCTTATTCTTGTTTGGATCCCATGCTTGAATTACTGAAACTCTGCTTGAAGCAGGAGTATCACTCATTTTTGCTTCTACTTCACTCTCAATTAAAACTTCACCAAACAACTGAAATCCAGCTGGATGAGTTGTTTCTTTAATGAGTTGTCTCCAAGTATCTACTGAAGTCTTAGACTTAATTGTATATGAGAAATCTTGATAGTAGTAAGAATCATGGATTCTCTGATTTGCATCACTAACTTTTCCAGCATCAGAACTATAGAATCCTATATTATCAAAATTTGTTTGAATAATAGGAGAGAATTCAGTAAAACTAATATTTTTTAAATTAGCAGTTTGATGTCTAGCAAGACCAATAATATTTTGATCTTTTCTAAAAATACCTGTAACTCTGTCAACTATAAGAATATTAGATCCTTCTATCCATGAAGTAACTCTTGCTCTAGCAACTTCTACTGTGCCAGATTTTTGAATAATAGTTTCACCAACACTAAATGGTTTTTGATTGAAATTAGATAATGTGAATACGTAGTTTGATCTAAATGTAGATTTTAAACTATCATCATTATGATAAGATCCACCATTATTGATAATCTTAATATTGCTAGGAATTCCTATGTCATTACTTGACAAGTAACATTTAACAGTAGTATCAACATTACCAGAAGAATCAATAATACCAGTAACAATAGGAAGTTTTTTATAATTCAATCCTGTATTAGAAACTTTGATAGAATCAATCTCACCAACTGCAAATGAAGATTTGGTTATATAACTCATAGTTCCTGTACCATCATGAGTGGTAGGTGTCTCTGTAGAGTATAAAATTTTTGTTGGAGTTACATATAGAACAGTTTTTTCTCCATTTAAATTATCATCAATAACATTTAAGTATGAACCTTCTGCATTTATAATATTGTTATTATCAAAATAATAATATTTGTTATATGGACTATCTACTTTCTTGGTATATGCATTTGTAGAAATTCTAGAACCAAAACCAACTTTAATATTGGTTTCAAAAATAGCAGGAGAATCCTTTTCTATAGCAACAAGATTATGATTTATACTAGGTGATAGATCAAACTTCTTACCAATCATTGATGAATGAGAAGTATTAAAGATATACTTGTAGTATCTCTTAATATCAATTATCTTATTTCTTTCACCATCAAACTCAAAGCATGTAACAGGATCACTAACATTGCTTATATTGACAATTCTATTAATAGGAGTACTTTGATCTTTAAATACTGAACTTAATGTGAGGTATGTTGGAGTAATACCATACCCATATTTAAACACTACCTTTTGTGTTACTGTATCATATGATACAACATATGGTTGAGATAAATCAGCAGTTTCTTGATTAATTTGATATCCACTATTAAGAGTAAATCCTGCATCTTGTAAAGTAATAGATGCTCCATCAAAATGATCCGATGGTTTAGTTCCTCTATCAACAGTAATAGTATTACTATTAATATCTGTTATTGTTACAACCTCAGTACCAATAACAAGTTTATCATTAACACTAAAACCAAGAGAACTTGTAACTATAAGATCTGTTCTTTCTTTAGCAAAGCCTGCATGATCTACTTCTATTTTCAATGATGCTGTATTTGTATTAGTTTTTACTAAATCAGAATCACCTACAGTCAACACATCATACTTTTCATACCCAGTTCCTCTATCAGTTAAGGTAATTTCATTAACTACACCAGAACTAGAAACTTTAATTGTTGCCTTTGCACCACTTCCTGTTCCACCTGATAGTGCTATGTCAACATATTCATTTGGAGTATAATCTGCACCACCATTCAATATTCCAAATCTTCCAATTCCACTATCGCTGAGAACCGTTGCTATAACAGGGATCTCAACGGTAACTTCTTGATATATAGTAGACTTTACTTCGTATGTTGTTGTAGTAGTAGAATCATTAGGATTTACATCAACTGTTATTTTTTCTCCTTCAGCAACACCGTGGTTTGATGCTGTTGTAAGTAAAGCAACATTATCCTGTACTGTTGTAATATCTAAATTTTCACTTAAGGAATTGATAGAAATTATCTTAGAACCAGGTGTGTTTAATAAATCAGAACTAGAAATGAATAATTCTGATGAAATTACAAATCCTTCCTGTGTTACCTTTACTTTAACACTATTTTGTGAAGACGTAGTTTCTAATACCTCACCTTTAGCAACAGGAAGTGCAATACCATCACCTAATGACAGAATAGCACCTTTTGTATATGATGAATTCTTGTCAAGGAGTAATGTTAATACCTTAGTATCAGATGTTAGTGTTCCAGAAGCACTCCATGTGCCTGTTACAGAGCGAATAGGAAATTTAGTAGCAGAGAATACATTACCAACTACAAGACCTGTTGCAGACCCTTGTGTAACTCTATCACCATCAAACAAATAAGCAGTATCACTCAAAGACAGATATAATACTTTATCAGTTTGAGACTCAATTGAGACTACTGACTTTCCTTTAACAGAATCAACTTCTGCATCTACACCAGAACCACCAGTACCACTCTCATCAATAACTAACTTAGAACCAACTGAAAATTTATCAGAAGATGTTTCTATAACAGCAGATGCTATACTACCTCTAGTTACATCTTGTATTTGAAGTGATGTACCATCACCATTGTTCTCAATATCAGAAGTCCTTAATCTTCTTGCACTTTTTGGTAAATCATATTGATTTAATGCTGAATTGTAGTTGGAATCAACAGGTAGAGAATAATAAGATTTGCCAACAATATAAGGATATACAGGGACATTTGTATCATCTACTGTGATAAAATATGCATAAGTACCATTTGGATATTCAGGTGTAATACAATAACGACCATTGTTCTTATCTAAAGAACCTCTTTCATGAACATACACCCAATCTTGAATGAATGTGCCAATTGGATAATCGGACTCAGCAGGACCACCATCTCTAATAGTTACTGGCATATAACTACTACTCATCTTAGAGATATAACTAGATGGATCTAAAGGATCTGAATAAGCATAAGCACCATATATGGGGTTACCGTCATATGCAAACCCTAGAATAGGAGAATGAGATGCTCCTGTATCATTTGTTCTTAATGTAGTAGGAGATGCAAGATATCCATATCCTTGTCCTATGGAAGTAACGTAGTTATAAAAGAATGTACCATTATCAGAATCTACAGATATCTTCTTAAATCTATCCTTTCTCCATTCTTTAATCTTAGCAGTAGCAGTAGCACCAGATCCTACAGGAATAATATCTATTAAAACATTACCCGAAGTATATCCCTTACCACCATTAACTTTAACCAAATTAGTCAACTGACCAGCAGTTGATATTTCTGATGTGTAAACAGCAAATTGTCCTCTACCTGCTAAATCAGAGATTCTAACTTCAGGTGGAGAAGAATAGTACTCACCAGCATTATCAATAGAAATACTAGTAATTTCACCATTTGTAACAATAGAAGTTACTTGTGCATTTCTACCAGACAATATTTCAATTGTAGGAACAGATGTATAATCACCTGCTGTAACAATTGATACAGACTCAACAACTTCACCAGCAAGTTTTGTTGTTGCTTGATTAGCAACTCCATCAATTAAAACAAAAGGTGGTTTCTTATAACCATTACCCCTCTTATCTACATCAACTTTTTGAAGTGGTCCATTGAGTATTACATCGTCATCTTTATAACTTAGGAATGGAATACCATTAATAGCAATACCAACATCTCTAGACCCAGTATCATATACTTCGCTAGTAGAAATTGGTTTTTTTCTAATAATCTTTAAATGCTTTTGATCTGCTGCATCAGAAGGTAGTGCTCCAATAGCATGTGAAGGAAATCCAGATGATGCAATGTAATAGGAATCATCATCTTCATAAATTGCAGAAACATTAGAATTTAAATCAGCAATAGCAGGTGTACTACCACCAATAGTCCATCTAAGATTATTCTGTGCATCAAATACCTTTATATCATCAGTAACAAAACCAGACTCAGAAATATCAATAGTATCACCAGAATTTGAGTAAGGAATTTTAGTATCTACTTCTAAATTGTATACAACACCATAAACTAATAATTCTACTCCATTACCACTTACATCAGATCCAAATGTTACAATTTCTCCAATATCATGTGTATTATTACTTGTTCTAGATTCAACAATGAATTGGTTTACATTTTTATTACTGAATGTAAATACTTCATTGTCAATAATAAATTTTCCTTTATTTTCCCACCCCATTGTTGAGAAAACATTAACTCTATCACCAGTACCAAGGGTTGCACCTACAGATTTTGTTAACTTTGTTTTAGTAGAAACTGAAAATACGCCATTAACACTAGATTCCGAAAGAATCAATTCATATAATTCGTCACCATCATATTGTCCAGCATATCTTACATTATCTACAATAGCAGAAGCATAATCACCTGTTGTCTGTGTGATCTTTCTACCAATTAAATCATTTACATCACCAGAAAGAATTTTTGCTTTAATTGAATAGTTATTAATCCAAGTAGAATCTGATGGTTTTAATGTATGTTCTCTTGGGTATGAAATTGATGGTTCAGGGTCATTATCAATAAGACACTTAAATAAAAACTTAACTGAATCAACAGTTCCTTTTGCTTTATAAAAAGACGTTATATTCTTAATAAGAGTTCTCTTATCAATATCTTTTTTTAAATACTGTTCTGGAAAATTACTAAGGTATTGCTTTTCAAAACTTTTAACTAAAGCATATAAGAATAGATTACTAATATTATGTACAGTAGACCCTAATATATGATTGTCTGCCTGTGTTGTTACAAAAGTACTCTTTTCATAAAGATCACCAATCTTTGTATTACCACTTACACCACGACTTACTTCTAAAAACTCTGTGTCTGTCCTACTTTTATAGAAACAAATTTCATCATCAATCTTAATATAACCACCACTCTTAGGGAATGAAGTAGCATCAACAACACTAATACTTTTATCTACATCTTGTATATACGTTGTGGTTGTAGATGACTGCTTTAATATATTCTTCTCGTAAAAATCTATATCACGATACTGTTGGAGATTACTAATAATATCCAACGGTTGACCTTGAATTTCATTCTGCTCATAATACTTCTGTATAAACTTAGCAAAAAGTTCATACTCTTCGTTGATGAAATCTGGTATTTGTGACTCAATTAAAAATGAGACTTTATTGGCAGTTTTTGGCACTACTCTTTATACGCAACGAATTTACTATTTGATACATCTACATCTAGATACATCTCACGTTTTACTTCAATATCTTTATTAGCAGGTTTGACACGCAATTCAATACGATTGTCAGAGAAACTACCTTTCAAGATAGTAAAGTCATAAATTTTAATTTCACCTGTATCATAATTAACATCACCTACTGAATCATTCAATAGGATTTTATCACCAGTAATGGAGTCTAGTCTATATAGCACTAATTTGCCATCTCTATCCTCTAGATATGCAGTGTAATTTGGATGTTCAAATACTGTCATACCAGTAGATGAAACTACTGGATTATCACAGTCTTTAAGAAATGTATTCTTATAACAAATTTCATAATAAGTAGAGGTATTGATTTGAGCAATAAAATCCTTCCTCATAGTAATAGAAGTATCATTTGAATTAATAGCACGATCCGCACCATCTATAACACTAACAAACTTACTATATCTAAACTTACCATTAAACTTCTCTGTTCCTGATGTTTTCAAATACTCAACTATACTAGTTGAAACTTTGGAAGCAATGTCAGTAGTAAGTAATTTAGTTTTTGTACCATCAAAGTAAATATTACTATCTATCTCAACATAAAGAATAGAAGGATCAACAAACTCTGGTCTAATAGAAGCAACTGTATACTTCTTAAGTTCAGTCGTCAACTGGTTTTTAGTGAACGATGATAATGATGCTGCTTCAGATGGTTTGATAGAAAGAAATACTTTACCATATGCAGGAGGTTCTTGCTCTTCACCACCAAATACAATAATATCACTGATTGCAGGATATATCTTACGGACAATAGCAGAGTAATCATTAGAAGTAACTGCTCTATTCTGTGATCCAAAGTACTTAGGAGCATTGAATTTAATATTAGAAATAGATTCAATATCTGCTCCTCCGCTTGCTGCGGAAGAAGTTGTTAATGAATTTACGGAAAACGGATTATTTAAAAGATTTCCATCACCATCAGTAACAGTTCCGTTAAACACAAAGGATTTAGCACCATTAGTAACAGGACCACTAGTAACAACATATGATATTTCAACAATATTATTGTTACTCAGTTTCTCTCCTAATACACCATCACCAAAGAATATCTCGTATTTCTCATCTTCCACTTCACTAAGGAAGTATACTTTATCAGCAGAACCAACAGATAAAATACTATCTGCTTTCTCGTAAATATTTGATACTGTTAAATTTGCTTCTTCAAATACCTTTATCTTAAGTGTACTAATATCTGCATTAGAATTATCAATAATAAATCTTTGATTCCTGAGTGATGTATCTACAGTAGTTCTTGTAGTAACTAGAGAACCTTCATGTATGGGTAAATCAGTAAATGTAGCAGTGTTATTAACAACTTCCTTTTTATAATTTTCCGAAAGAACAAATTCATATAAAGAATTATCATAATTTGTTATGAATCCTGTACCTGCTTCTAATGTAACTGAACTAGGTGCTGAATTGCCAGTAAACAACAATTGCATATCAACTGCTGCCTTTGGTGATGTGATTGATTTTGGTGAGTACCCTATCTGCTTCGCCAGAGCAACCACATTGTCTCTCAAGGTAGATGAATCTAAGAATAGTTCATTGACTACCATATTAGCGTTAAACGCTGTGTAGTACGTATTATATGCCAATACATCAATCAATTGACTGATAACAGATCCTTCAAAATCATAATCAGTAAATTCTGTTTCTGCTCTCATGTATTCTTTGAGTGCAGTCTTTATATCAGCAAAATCTAAATTGCTTACTTGTGTATATGGCATTATCTTGTTCTAGCTAGGAAGAATTCTACATTTGCAGGTGGTACATCAGCACCTTTTATACTATATGTCATTTCACAATTGAAACCATTATCACTATAGACTGGACGACAATCAAGACTCTCTACTAATATTCTTGGTTCAAATTTTGCTATCGTATATAATATGGAACTCTTTATACTAGCAGCAGTAGCATAGTCTAAAGGTTCAAATAATTGACTTCTTATATTAGAACCGTAATCAGGTTGAAATACTCTTTCTCCCCTATTAGTCAGTAATAAATTTACAATTGCCTGTTTAATAGCAGAAGCATCCCTACTAACAACTAAGTCATTAGTAACAGGATGCTTCTTAAAATTGATATTGATGTCCTTGAAGGACAATTTAGTCGCCATTACCGACAGATATACTGAGTCAGTAGTTATTTAGCGAGTTTTATGTAACTTTGTAAAATGTATACTTTAAAAACAACTCTTCTCCCTTCTTAATAGGTCTAATTGTTGTCATATGATAGATCTTACCCCACCCTTGGTCTTCATACCCCTTAACGCAGTTAGGATCATCACTGTGGTTTACAAATCCTCCCAAAGGAGTTCTCATAATCTTATCATCCACTACTATATGGGATATACCAAGATAAATGGTATCTGGTATATCCTCTGTAGCAAAGATGCCCTGTCCTGCTACAGAACTATGCTTAACTTGTAAACAACTGGGTAGTGCTTGATACATTAGAATTCAATATCTCCCTCAACTTCCGTTGGATTTGCTGGTACTTGAGAATCTCTATCCATCATCAGTAAATCTCCATCTTCTTCTTTTACTCTGGTAAATTTACATGCAATGGTAAATCTATACTTAGGTCCGACCAATGCTTGTGGTTTTGCACAATGAGGAATGCTTCCATCAAAAATACATATTCTACCTGGTACATATGGATTTAAATATACCATCTCTCTTTTATCTTCCTCATAGAAGACCGTCTCACCACCATGATTTGCTCCCCATTCAATATTGGGATAAATCAACATGGTTATACCTTGACCTTTTGATGGAGCATCTACATGGATCTCATGAGAGTCATTTACAAGACCCATATTAACATATGCATTTGAGAACTCATATTTCTCAGGATTAATTAATTGAGAGAAATTCTCCATACGAAGAGAACTCCCAAAGATAGCAGTACATATATTATCTTCAGGTATTTTACCTAAGTCTCCATATTTTTTATGAAAGTCCGAACCACAGACAGGACATAAAGATCTTCTATACCTAGTACCTTCAGCACCATTATCCATTAACTTATATTCATTAAGTTGAGGTAGATCAGCTTTCAGTCTTCTATCAGCAACATCTTGTATATCAAAGTTACTTGAATTCGCACAAGAATACTTCAACGTCATACAGGTGTCATATAGTGCTTGGTGTTCACCAGCCTTGAAAGCCTCATCTATGATAACAATATCACGACTTTCATCAACTTCTATTTTGTTAATTCGCATAATTTGTATAGTACTTTAGAGTCCCTCGGCGTTTTCGGGTCGGAGACCTCCACTAGAACTGCTTCGGATGGGTTACCACGTCACCGTGTATTTCACCGATATCATCAATGTGTGCATGATCAATATCAACATGCAACTCTTTCTCAAAAGAATCTGCTATCCTCTCAAGGGCAGAAGCAATCCTCAGTAATTCGTCACTCACTTGCCCTGTCCTCTGTAACGCTTCTTAGCATTGTTACGAGAAGTCGCAGAAAGCTTTGTATTCTTTGATTGTCCCTGTCTAGTAGTCTTAGGTTTTGCAGCAATGTAATTGCCATCTGATCCCATATACGCCATAATCTATTTCAGAATGTATTGTTATTATATCACAGATCTTACGGACCTGCAACTATTGTACCTGCAAAAACATTTGTAGATGCTGTAGTAATTACTCCTGTACCAACTGTATCAGCAAGTGTAGATAAAACCTTCCCATTTACAAATACACTAGGAGCACCTGGTCCAATTATCGGTTTGGTAATGGGAACACAAACAGGGGGTATACCTGATGGGTAAGGTGCTGTTAGATCTCCCAACATTGCCGCAGGTTGACCATTGACAACAACTCCTGTAAGACCAACAGATCCAGGTCCAGCAATCACTGTAGTACCTGTGACGTTACATGGATCAAACGTAGTGGCAGTGTCTCCTACCCTCGTTACTGCTCCTGGCATTACTTTAACTCTTCTACTGTCTTATGTAGGTAGTTGAGTGTATCAGATATACTTTCATACTCCTCTGCATTAGGTCGCTTGTACATCAACTGTGGTTTCTCCAGCGATAAGATCCTCTCTTCCAAGTGGTTCAACTTCTCGGACAACTTCTGGAGTAACTCGTGCAACGCTATCGTGTGTGATTGGAGTTCTTGAGTCTTTGTCTTGTCCTGAGAATCTTTCTGCTGCTGCATTTTCAAAGTCATCGCAAAATTTATCAAATTTGTTTACGTCTTTTAGTAAGTCTTCGTACTTTTCCATAGTTATACAGATAGGGAAGTAGGGGGTTCGGGCGGACCATCTTTTCTCTTAGTCTCTTTGAATCTTACAGAGAGTTCCAAGTCTATGAACTTATCTTCTAAGATAACCAATCTTTGAGATACTTCTTCAAGTACTTCAACGATACGCTTGAGTTGACTCTCATGCACGTGGACGGCATACTTAGGGTCATTCATTAATTGGGCATGAGCATCATCCGAAGTTTCGGTAATAATATTTGGCTCGTCTTTTTCAGTCATTTTTTACCAGGAAAATTTTTTGGGATTTTGGGGAAAATTTTTTTCATTTTCATTTTATATTTATCGCTCGTTGGGATACTTTTGTAGGTTAGCTCTTTTGAATTTTGCTCGGCATCCGACCCCGCCCACGCACCAACAAAAAACCCTGTCGTTTCGGACAGGGTGTGTTATACTGTTAAAACCGTGGGTCGCCTAAGTCATCCATGACATCCTGTAAGAAATTGACTGGACTGACCTCTACTGTGTGAGGTTGGCAACTGTAAGGGTTGGGCAGTTCATCCGAACCAGTACGCTCAATGCGTTGAAGGATTGCTGCCATTGCTGCGATCACTGCTGGATCTTTGCGAGCGTTGGCGTTGGT